CGTATTAGAAATTGGTCCGGGAATTCGTACTGTTGATTTATCTCCCGGACAATGATATATACCCATGCCAGCATAGGGCTTTAAAGGAGAAAAGAATAGAGGCCTGTCGCTTTGTCCCCAGACGCCGTTACCACTCATACTGTCAGCAACCCATGCCCACATACCAGTAGGCTCGCCAGCCCAAGCTGACGCGTAAGGAAACCTGTCTTCGTGATCTCCCGCGAACTCTGCATAAGCGAGGTTAAGTTGGCGTTGGTTGTTTATGCAGGCAGCTTGCCAGCCTGTTTGTTTAGCTGAGGCAAGAGCTGGGAGAAGAAGTGCCGCCAAAATAGCAATAATGGCGATTACCACTAACAGTTCAATAAGCGTAAATGCTCTTTTTTTCATTTCAATACTTTTTTATAATGAGATATTCTATTGAAATTTACACTAAAAAACGTTGGGATGTGAACGAACAGCGATTGAGGACATTTCCGCCGAAACCATGGTTTTTCTCATCAATCAAAAAGTGAAAGTAAGTTTCATAGCGTTGCATAATGTGGGATATGCTGAAATGAGCTTCGGCATATTGGCGGCAATAGTGAGGGTCAATTGTTTTGATTAAGTTCGCTGCGTGAAAAAATTCGTTAAGGCTGCGACATTTAAAGCCGGTTTTGTGATGACGATTATATTCAGAAGGAGCCCCCCAATCTGTAGTTAAAACGGGAGTTCCTGAGAACCACGCTTCTATCATAGACCATCCACAGGGTTCCATATACAAAGTGGGCATTAGAAGCCCCTTTGCTTTTTTAAGCAAATTTTTCCTTTCATCGTGACTTACCGTGTGAATATATTCAGCATAGGGATTGTCTTTTGGCAGCGTCGTCTTAAGTGTTTGGGGGCCAACGAATTTGATTGGTTGCCGTAAAGTGCGAGACAGCTGATCTGCTATGTGCACTCCTTTAGCATCGACGATACGTCCCAAAAATAACCAGTAATCTTCTTTGGAATCGCTGAATTCAAAATCATCCAAAGCAAATCCGGGAGGTATAACATGATCCGTAGTAAAAGGGTGATTTTGTTGTGCGCCTCCTAGCATTTTATGGAGGTGAGAGTAAGATTCGAATACTCTAAAATGAGCAAAAAAAGAATCATAACCTATACTTGGCTCGACAACAATCATACTATCTTTTAATTTTTCGCATGCATCCTTATGCCCCACCCCCCAAAAAGCCAACACAAGGTCATTTTTGTCATGTCGACGCTTCAGTACTTCGCGAGCACTATTTATATTAAATTCTTCATGTAGTTTATTTTTTATGTTTTGAGGTAAAAAATCCTGCCATTTTTGTTCTTTGAAGTGATCATCATATGTAGAGCGACAAGTGACGCTAATATGTTCGGTACATGAAACCTTGGAGTCCGGGTGGCCGTAGTGATAAACCGTGTGCCCTCTTTTGAACATTTCAGAACAAAACTTGTAAACTTTTTGGGTAAATGCGCAAATGGTGATTTCTTTGCGGGTGGGGTGTATGGGAATTGACAAGACATGGAATACCATTTCTTTTTATATTAGAGCGGACAAATCATTAGTCAAGTGTAATTATATACGAACATATGGCAAATAGGCGTAAGAAACCTAGAGTGACGGAAAAAATTTTGCCGATAACGGAAAGCAAGTACAAATTAAACTTTAGACATTTTGATTTAACAGACAAACAAAAAGACTTTTTACGAAAAGCGTTTGACGAAACAACAAAAATAATGTTCATAGCGGGCCCCGCAGGATGCTCAAAGACATTTATGTCAGTGTATTCTGCGTTGAGGCTTTTTAATGAAAATAATGATTTAGATATTTTTTATGTTCGGACAATAGTAGAAAGCGCAGATAGGGGCTTAGGGCACTTACCGGGAGATGTGGAAGAAAAATTTCATCCATTCATGATGCCTTTAACCGATAAGATGCATGAGATTTTAGAGAGCGATCAAATTAAAATGCTTACAGAAGAAAAGATTATTTCAGCCGCACCTGTTAATTACTTAAGAGGTGCAAACTGGTCTAATAAACTAATTATTGCTGATGAATCTCAAAACTTCACACTAAAAGAACTGGTAACGCTAGTGACACGAATTGGAAAAAAGACAAAAATGTTCATTTGCGGTGACCCCCTCCAGTCAGATATTAACGGTAAAACAGGCTTCCGGACAATGTGGAAAGCCTTTAACAATGAGGAGAGCTCAGACGAGGGCATTCATTGTTTTGAGTTCACCACAGATGACATCATGAGAAGCGAAATTTTAAAATTTATCGTAAATAAAATTGAAAACATCCCAAAAATTAAAAATATATAAAAATGGCTAATGTATTTTGTTCTGAATGTGGCGCTAAAGCGGCTTACACCTTAAATAAACCAAAGTTTTGTCAAACTTGTGGGGAAAAATTTGAGATAGGATCCACTTTAGTTTCTGCAGCTAACGAAGAAGAAAGTTTGGAGCGCGTACCTGAGCTTGGAAAATTAGATTATTCTATTGAAATGGAGGGCAACAACCAGATAACTCTTGGGAGCTTATTTGATAACCCTATGGCTCCAAGCGCCGTAGATAAAGGTGCCACTTCGATTGCAGGTTATAAAGCCCAAACAAAAGAGGAGCTTCTTTCTCGGTCTCTTGCAGAATGCGCACCAAGACAGCGGCCAGTAATAACTGAGGATGGAGCAAAATGACAAGTACGAGGATAAAGCGCAGGTAATAGATAATGAGATACGCAAGAGGTACTACAAGTGGCATTTGCACGCCATTGCGTGGTTCGACTTTGACGACGTAGCTCAAATTATTCGCGCTCATATTTTTAAAAAATGGCACCTATGGGATCAGGCCCGAGCGCTTGAACCATGGGTGAATAAAATTATCTCGAATCAATTAAAAAACATTTTACGAAACAATTATTCTAACTTTGCGCGCCCATGTCTAAATTGCGAGTATAACCAATCAAAAGAGCAAACTGGCGATCAGATTTCACCGCTATGTGCTTTAACGCCCAGTGGCCTTCAGTGTAACGAATGCAGCCTCTTCGCAAAATGGGAAAAAACAAAAAAAAATGCATACGATATAAAGATGCCTCTGCCGTTAGAGTTTCATGAGTATACTCAAAACACAGAGCCCGAAGATCATTTAGATATCAGCAGGGCCACCTCTGCCCTCCATAACAGGATGCACGAAATGCTTACGAATCGTCATTACTTTGTATACAAAATGTTATTTATAGACGGTATCAGCGAAGAAGAGATAGCCCGTGTTTTGGGGTACAAGAGTAACGAAAAAGGGAGAAAAGCCGGATACAAGCAAATTAAAAATTTAAAAAACCAATATAAAAATATAGCCAAAAAGATAATAAATAAGGAGGATATTTTTTATGAGTAATTACGTTCTTTCAAAACAAGAAAAAGAAACTGGTATTGAGCTGTTTAAAAATTTGGATGGAGACTTGAACGAGGCTGCGAAAAAGCTGTTTGATGACCCTAACGAAAAAGGCAGTACGATTCGAGGACGAGCATTGAGAAAGTTTTGGGTAGACAAAGGGTTTGAGTACCGCACTAAGGTCAAGAAAAAAAGCAGCAAGTATTTTTTACAAGACAGTGAAAAGGACTTTGTGCAGCGTCACTATTGCGCAGAGATGACCAAACGGGAAATCGCCCAGCTCCTATGGACCGAACAAACCAACCACAGAGGCTTTTACGAAAGTGCAAAATTTATCGCATTATCTGATTTCATTAACAAAGAATTTCCCAGCGTAACTAATCTTCGTGACGAAATAACAGGAGAGCGCTATGCGCCTCCCAAGATTATGACTACTGTTATAAAAAAAGTTAACAAGGTAGTTTTTAAAGAATTTGACATCGAGAAGATAAGTGTTGCAGACAGAAAGTGTCTTGAAAGATTGCTGACCTATCTTTCCGCCCCTAGGTTTATACAGGTTATCAACGCCTACCCTACAAAACAAAATCGCGAGCTTTTAGAGTCAGAGTATATAAGGTCTACGTGGGATAAACCTGATTTAACCGCAGACGAATTAAATTTATATATCAATGTATGCATGGACTATATTAATCTTAAGGAAATTGAACAACAAAAACAAAAACTTAATTTAATGTTTGATGATACAGAGGCTCAAAACGATTTGACCATGCGCTTGACAGAGATGTTAAAAACTAAATCCGAAGAGTACAATCAATGTACAAACAGGATAGATAAAATGATTGCAAAACTAAACGGAGAAAGAGCAAAAAGAATATCTCACCAACAACAAAGAAACGCTTCTGTTTTATCATTGGTACAGTTATTTCAAGAAGAGGACGAAAGAAAACTGATGATCAAAATGGCGGATATGCAAAAAACGTTAGTTAAAGAGGAGGCAGATCAGCTAGAAGAAATGGTTGATTGGAAGTCTCGAGTTTTAGGAATCAGTAAACGAGAGGTAATATAATGGAAAGAGTCTGCAAAAAAATGTTTCGCTGCGCGGAGTGCAAGAAGGAGTTCGAAGGGAGGGGGTCGTTGCATAAACACCTAAAACAGCACGGCCTATCTTTAGCAGAATATTATACCCTTTATTACCCACGGGCGAATAAACTCACGGGAGAGCCATTGCCGTTTAAGAAATTTGAAGAGTATTTCGAGAGAGATTTTTCCACTAAACAACAACTTAAAAAATGGTGCGCGAAGGCCCCGTCCCCGGAAGTGGGAACATACATTTTGTCTCTGATTGAAAAAAGGCAACTCAAGAAGGGGAGGCGCTACGCCCCTTTTCATTTAGAAGCTAAAAGTTGTTTTCTCCCAGATATAGATACTTACAGAAAAATATTTGGTAGCTATAACGAGGCAGTCAAAAAGATTGGTTTGAGCCCTTTATACGGAGAGAGGTTGCCTAAGGATTTTTTTACTTTTACGCTGCCTGAGGATCTGAGGATTGCCGTAGATACCCGCGAACAGTCTCCTCTTAGTTTTTCTTTTCAGGCTGACGCCCATAAGTTGGACGTAGGGGATTACACTCTTTTTGGTGATCATTATTCTTATACTTATGTGGATCGCAAGTCAGGATCTGATTTGCACACCACCTTAAGCAATCAAAATTACGAACGATTTCAAAGAGAATTGCAACGGGCCAAGGAATTGGATTCTTACCTATTTGTAGTTATCGAGTCCACTCCGGAAAAAATGATTAAGGCAAGTAGGGCGTTTAAGCGAGCCGCAAATATAGATTTTATTTTAAAAAGGGTTAGGGATTTAAGTTATAGGTTTCACGGGCACTGTCAGTTTTTGTTTAGTGGAAGCCGAAAAATATCCGAAGAAATTATTCCCCGGCTGCTTTATAAAGGCAAAGAAGTGTGGGATACGGATATGCAATATTTTTTAGATCATGAGTTGGACAGAAGGAACACAGCATAGACCTCCTCCGCGATTTCGCTCTAATGGCGACTTGGCACAAATGGAGGGTTTTCTGGAAGAGCATGAAGCAAAACTTGCATTGTATGAGTTTCTTAGAAATAATATTACGTTTGCCACGGAGCTTTTGATGGGGATTAAATTATTTCCGTTTCAGCATCTCGCTGTTAAGGGGATGTTTGAGACGGATTATTTCCTTGGGGTTTGGTCTAGGGGAATGTCCAAGTCGTTTACGACGGGCGTTTTTGCTGCGCTGGATGCCATTTTGAATCAAGGTGTTGAAATTGGTATTTTGTCAAAATCTTTCCGGCAAGCCAAAATGATTTTTAAAAAAATTGAAGATATCTCCATGCACCCAGATGCCTATTTCTTTAAACAATGCATTACTAAAATCTCTAAGAGTAACGATGAATGGTTAATGGAAATTGGCACAAGCCGTATCCGCGCACTACCGTTGGGAGACGGGGAGAAGTTACGTGGTTTTCGTTTTCATAGAATTATTATAGATGAGTTTGCGCTTATGCCAGAAAGAATTTATAACGAAGTCATCGTTCCCTTTTTGTCGGTTGTTACTAACCCCACCCAGCGTCACGATCTGGACAAATTGGAAACCCAGCTAATAGAAGAGGGGAAAATGGAAGAAAACGAAAGACATATATGGCCGGGCAATAAATTAATTGCGCTTTCTTCGGCTTCTTATAAATTTGAGTATCTTTATAAACTGTATCAGCAATTTGAGTTTAATATTATGCGCGAAGAACAAAAGGACAGTGCGTCTAGGTGCATTATGCATTTTTCATATGATTGCGCCCCTAAGCAATTGTACGATCAAAATTTGCTTAACCAAGCCAAATCAACCATGAGTCAATCCCAGTTCGAGCGAGAATTTGGAGCTGTTTTTACTGATGATAGTGCGGGATATTTTAAAACAAGTAAAATGGCACTATGCACAGTTCCAGACGGTGAGCTCCCTTCTGTTGAGATTCAAGGCGATGCGGACGCAGATTATATTTTAGCTTTTGATCCGTCGTGGTCCCAAACTGAGAGCTCTGATGATTTTGCAATTCAAATTTTGAAGTTAAACGAAGAGCAGCAGAAGGCGACGCTTGTGCACAGTTACGCTTTGGCGGGCACGTCTTTGAAGCACCATATTAGATATTTTCTTTATTGTTTGGAAAATTTTAATATTATTGCTGTATGTGGAGACTATAATGGAGGGGTGCAATTTTTGCAAGCATGTAATGAGAGCGAGACATTTAAACAAAAAAAGATAAAACTAAAACAGATTGAAGTGCCTTTCGATAAGCCAGAGGAGTATCAGGCCAATTTGCGTTCTTTTAAAAACGAATACAATAAAGGCGACTACAAGCATGTAATTTTGCGAAAACCTACGAGCAACTGGATACGTCAGGCGAACGAGTTATTGCAGGCTAATTTTGACCATCGGCGCCTTATGTTCGCAGGTCAGGCTATTGACGATCAGTACGTAGCTCAGAAAAACAAAAGTATCCCAATTAAAGAGATTATGTTTTTACGCAGCAAAGACGAGGAAAAGCAAAGTGAGGGGGCAAAGCAAATTGATTTTATTGAGCATCAGGCCGACCTGATGAATTTAACAAAAAACGAATGTGCTTTAATACAAATAACTACCACAGCCCAAGGTACCCAGACTTTTGACCTACCCTCTAACCTTCGACGGCAAACTAGCCCAGACAAAGCAAGAAAAGACTCTTATTCTGCTTTGGTGCTTGCAAACTGGATGGCAAAAATCTATTTTGACTCGAAAAAACAGCCTAAATCAAATATAATAGAAACATTCGAACCAGTGTTCGTAAACTAACTTTATAACATTTCAAAGTCACTTTTAATCAAATCAGTGTAAAATCTAACATGGCAAGAAGAAAATATACAAAGCGTTCCGATTATTGGAAAAAATTTGAGAAAAACTTTCAGTACCCCAATAATCCTTATGAAAGCTTGGGGGCGCAATCAGACACTTTTGAGCCTAAACTTGTAGGGGATTCTTTCTATGACTATACGTCGGAAGCTTATAGTCGTGGAGGGGGTACCGGGGGAACCACAGATAGTAGGCGCAATAGTATAGCAGTTCAGCCTAAGTTGTATGCTTATAATAATATACGCGCGGGGTTGCTTCCTTTTCAGTATGCTTTAGATGGCGTCAATGTTCGTGAGGCTATCGAGTTATGTCAAAAAGCTTACTGTAATGTAGCAATTTTTCGTAATTCTATAGACATGATGGCAGACTTTGCCAACTCCACTCTTTACTTAGAGGGAGGAACAGAAAAATCCCGACGTTTTATTAATTCATGGTTTAAGAAGATTGGGATTTGGGGATTAAAGGATCAATTTTTTAGAGAGTATTACAGAAGTGGAAACATTTTTCTTTTTACGGTGGATGGAAAGTTCAAAGCGGACGAGTTTGCTAAAATTAGAAATCTTGGCTTAATGGCCGAGACAAATAAAATTCCTATCAAGTATATTTTGCTTAATCCTTTTGACGTGGTCGCTCAGCGTACCACTTCTTTTGATGTTAGATTTTTCTCAAAACTCTTAAGTGAGTATGAGATCGAAAGACTAAAGAACCCTACTAACGAAGCTGATAGAGAGTTATTTAATGCGTTGCCTGATAATGTCAAAAAAAGGATCCGCAGTAATTCATGGACTCCAAGCGGAATGACCGTTCAGTTAGACCCAAGCAAGTTGAGGTACGCTTTTTATAAAAAGCAAGATTATGAGCCGTTTGCTGTTCCGTTTGGGTTCGCCGTGCTTGACGATATTAACTTCAAAATGGAGATGAAGAAGATCGATCAAGCGATTTGCCGAACCGTTGAAAATGTAGTCCTAATGATCACGATGGGTGCAACCCCTGATAAAGGCGGTATTAATCCGCGCAATATGACAGCCATGCAAAATCTTTTTACGAACCAGAGTGTTGGGCGTGTGTTGGTTAGTGATTACACAACTAAAGCTGAATTTATTATTCCAGACCTAGAGAAGGTTATTGGGCCATCTAAATATGATGTTGTAAACCGAGATATTAAAGAAGGCTTGCAAAATGTAATTTTAGCGGAGGAGAAGTTTGCTAATGCTACTATCAAGGCGCAGCTTTTCCTTCAGAGGTTAAAGGAGTCTCGTGAGGCTTTTCTTCATGAGTTTTTGCAACCGGAAATAGACCAGATATGTAAAAACTTTGGGTTCCGTGGCTCTCCTCGCGCTCGTTTTGAAGATATTGATATGAAGGATGAGAATCAGGTCCAACGTGTGATTACGCGTATGATGGAGCTTGGTATTTTACCTCCAGAAGAAGGTATGAAGGTTATCGATACGGGAGTATTCCCTTCTGAGAGTGAATTAAAAAAAGCACAAGAAAAGTTTTTAGAAGATAGAAAAAAGGGCTGGTATAATCCTTTGGTAGGAGGAGTGCCTGTTTTTGAAGAGTCTGAAGAGATGGAGCTTGAGGAGATTAAGCATCCCGAAAGCATGAGAATACTAGACGAACAAAAAAACAAAACCCCTAAGTCTCCGGGAAGACCTGCTGGGTCTAAAACTCAAGGGCGTAAGGTTACCTATGCTGTCGATTCCATCAAAGAAGTTATTGATGCTACTAATAAGTTTTATAATGAGGTTAGCGTAGAGGCTAAAAAAGTATTTAAGAAAAAACGTTTAAATACAAACCAGAAAGAGATTTTAGAGAAGGTTTGTGAAGTGGTCGTTTCTTCATGCGATCAAGTTGAATGGAAAAAAACAGCGGTCAGTTGTCTTAAGGATAATAAAAAACTATTAGGTTTAAAGATTTTAGAGCCTATCATGAATATTAGCGCAGAACATGCTTTAGATGAGTATTCTTCAGCTATTTTATACCACAGTGCAAAAAATTCACCAAAAGATTAAAAAAGTGTAACATAAACGGTATGAGCGTCCCTTATAAATTCAAAACACAATTTGATTTTGAAGTTTTTGCTACAGATGATCTAGAAAATGAGCTGAGCATTAGCGTTGCTTCTTTGGATAATTTAAAACCTTTAATACCTAAGGGGATAGATTTAGAGCGCAATATTGATCTAATAGGGGCTGCTTTTAATGCTGCTATAGTTAATCGTTTCAACAGGAATGGTGATGGCATCAGCTCTGCTACGGCAAAAGACCTTTTAGATTATTTTGTCCATAAGCCAACTAATATAGAACAT